CGGCTTCATCCAAGAGGTCGTCGTCTACTCCAGCGACCAAAGCGAGCGCCGCGAAGGCATCGAACGCAACATCTCAAACCACTACGACTTATGAGCTATATCCTAATCTCAGCCAACGACGACCACACGTCACAGGAGCGCGCCGAACTCATCACACGCGAGCTCTACAACATCACGGCACCTGAAGCCATGCAACACGACTACCAAGCCGACGGCACCGTCTTCGGCCTCGTGGAGCACCCCGACGGGGGCGACTGGGCCATGCACATCCAAGAGGACTGGGTCATCTACTGCCACGACGACGTGGACCTCGACCGACTCGTGGGTGCCTTCCCTGAAGTGCCCGCCGACGAGGTAGCTACCCTTCGCTCTTTGATTGAGTCGAGCGACAAGATTGAGTTCTCACAAATCATTCCAAGCACCGCCACCGTGCGCGACCACGACTACATGGTCGACAACGGTTGGTTCACCGAAAGCATCTAAAACCCAAACACATGAATTTTATCGCAACCCACTGGGCTGAACTGGCCCTCGCCATCCTCGCCGCCGCTGGAACGTACACAGGGCTCACTGAGAGCACCAAGGACGACAAGGTGGTGGATGTCTTGAAGCGCATCGTCAACGCTATCGTGCTGGGACGGTCCCGCAAAAGCCCTAAAAAGTGAATACCTACGACCTCATTGGGCGGAAGACGCTCCGCGACACCGACGGGTTCGAGGAGGTGAACGCTTACATCATGGAGCAGGAGCACAACGAGTCCGACGTCGTTGTAGTTCCTTACGGCTACGAGTACGCTGCGCCCTTGGTTACTTCTTCACAGCCCAACCAAGTTAGCGGGATTAACAACGGCACGTTCACAAGCGATGCCAATGCGACTGCTGCATTGCGACCTGCTACCTCTATCACTGGCAAGGGGTCTGGGGCGACGTTTACGTATCTCTTTGACGGCAATGGGGACCTGTCTACCATCGTGGCAGATACCGCTGGTCAGGACTACCTGGAAGGCGACATGTTGAGCATTACCACTACGGCAGCTCATGGTTCACAGACCATCCAGTTCCGACTGGTTCAGGGGAGCAATCGCGCCGAGGTGGCGTTGAAGCTGATTCACGACCGCACAAACCCACCACCGTTTGCCGTGCGTGAGGTCAAGGTAGATGAGACCACCAACACCAACATCTTGCTGCTCCGCAAACAGGTATGACCAATTACGACGCGGTAATTCGAGAGTTCGCTGATGAGTTGACCCTAGCTGCCAAGCGGGAGTTAGGAGCGCAAAGAATCGGCAAGAACGGCAGATACGGCGTCGCCACGAGGGACTTGCAGAAGTCCCTGACATACAGCATAGGAGGGGGGAAGCTAAAATTCGGCAGCCCCCTTCCCTACGCTGCCTTCATCCACTGGGGTGTCAACGGCACTGAGCGTAACCGCAATGCGCCTTACAGCTACAGGTTCCCTAACCCTAGCAGAAAGCACGTAGAGGCCATCAAGCAGTGGATGTCTGACAAGCCAGTGCGTCTGCGTGATAGCGGTGGCCGCTTTACCAGTCAGACACCCGCAGCAATAGGCTCTGCGGCCTACGTTATCGCAAGGTCAGTTAAGCGTAAGGGATTGGCTGGCGTCAAATACTGGACACTAGCATACGATGCCATTTGGCCAAAGTATTCTAGGAAGATTGCGGAAGCCAAGGCCGCTGACTTTTTTCAAGAATTGTCTGCCGATATAGGCGGCATCACCATCAAGCCAAAATAACCATGGCCGTAGTATTTATCAGCAAGCCTAACGACGACGTCAACGTAACTGGGCAGCCACTGGTCTACACGCTCTACGACAGCGTGTCTACTCCTGTGCGCTTTATCGTTCAGATTGAAGAAACCACAAACGCCTTCAGCACTGGGACAGAGGTGGCCAAGATTTACATCTCACCTAACGCTAGCAACCGAGGTGTGTTCGACCTGTCTTCGTTTGTCGATGGTAGGCTAGAACTACCAACCACGGTCAGCACACAGGGCGGTTATCGGTTCATTCAAGGCAACTCTGTACAGAACGGTGCAGTACCAGCCGACCCCATTCAAGAGACAGTCAGAAAATACACCCTCAAGGTTGGGAGGCTCAACACAGACGGCACGGAGGACTTAAACGATGCCAACACGTCTATCTACCTCATCCCTGGAGTGCGTCAAATAAGCGAGGGCCTACATCCCTCCTTTGCGGATTTCCACATGACGTCCTTCAGCAACGTCACTAAGCGAGGATGGCTGACGGTGCGCAACTTTGCCCCTGGTTCTACTGAGTACATCGACATGCACATGGCTGACGACGACCAGGGTGCAATGTGCCTCCTGGCAGCAAGCAATATGGGCATCACTCAGTACTTCTACAGGCTATTCTACACCCTTAAGGACAGCTCGGGTAGTACGCTTGCCACGCAGACGGCTATCATGTCGGGGTCGTCTACCATCACCAGCAATTACAAGACAGGCATTATCGGCCCTGACCAGATGTCGACAAACGCTGTTTTTGGCAGTAACTGGGACGACGATTGGCATGTATGTGAGGTGCAGCCTCAGTCAGCCTGGGGTGCTCGTGTGGGCGCGACCCTGCGCATCTACAAAGATTGTCGGCCAATTAAGCATAAGCCAGTGCAAATTGCCTTCACAAACTGGGCTGGAGGCTGGGACCTCTTGCGGTTTGATGGACGTGCGCCAAAGACCATCACGAAGGAGGCCAAGACGTACCAGTCAAACCCCTTGACCTACGGCGGCCCTTCACCAACATTCCAATACTGGGACGAGGTCACTAAGACCTACCACCAAACGGCAACGCGCAAGTTCCGGTTAAACCACAATCAGTTCACTGCTGACGAGCGCGACATGCTTGAATACCTCATGCGTGCCAAGATTGTCTACTTCAGATACGGCACGGACACATGGCAGCCTTGCAAAGTCGACGAGAACTCGTTGGTCATTGAACCTGCGGCCAGCAAGATGTTTGACGTGTCTCTGACTATCACCCAGAGTCAGCCCGTGCGATGCTGAGCCTCCTCATCAACTCAGCTACCGTTGACCTGTACGAAAATGAGTCGGTCAACCTGGTCAAGCAGTTCACAGACGTCCAGAATATCCAGTCGCCTGTTAGCAGCTTTACCCAGACGTTCCGTGTGCCCGCTACTAAGCGCAACCTCGCGGCTTTTGGGCTGGTCACAATCCCTGACGCTAGCTCGGTAGACCTCAAGCAGAAATTCGAGGCGGAATTGCAGCGAGACACAATGCCTATTCTGCGAGGAGGGGTGCAGGTCAAAGGCGTCTACATGCAGAAGGAACACTACGCAGACATCGAGCTGGTGTTCTTTGGTGAAGCCGTAGACCTTAAGACCGCTATCGGCGATGCTTTGCTTCCTGACTTGGACCTCAGTGCCCTCAATCACGATTTGACCTACGCAGCCGTCACAGGTAGCTGGACCGCTAACCTGTTTTCAGGCAAGGTCAGGTATGGCCTTATCGACCGAGGCAACAACTGGTCCTTTGTCAGCCAAACTAGCAGCCTTCAATACCCCTGGACAAGCACCGACGGCATCTTTACTGGCGAGTTAACCCCGTATGTCATGGCCCGCGAGATTCTCAACGCCATTTTGGACGAGGCGGGATTTACCTACGAGTCAAATTTTATCAATGACGGCGACCCGTCGGCTGCTGGAGACGGAGCATTTCATGACCTGTACATACCTGCGTTTAGAGGCACCACAAACCTGGCTAGCACCGACGCACAACAGAACAGAGCCAGGGCCGCGCTAGAACAGGACTACGGCAATAGCACCTGGGGCACGTTGGACGTCGTAGATGACTGCACGGGAGGTATCGACGAGGCTAACAAGTGGGACAATACCAGTAACCAGTACACCTCCCCTCTCAATGGCTTCTTTGATGTGCGCGTGACGTATTCCTGGGACCAGGGCAGCCACACCGACCACGTTGGTTTGCGCCTGAAGGTGGTGCGCACTTCTGGTACAGAGTACATCTACATCGTAGACCATGGCGACGACACATTCTCTGTTGCCAACAACAAGCTATTCGAGACGGTCGTGTTCCTGGAAGATGGAGACACCGTCGAGTTGCAGGGTCGTGTAGAGGCAGGGCAAAGCCATGTCATCAAGGGCAACGACAACGCTACCTCTGGGGTCCGTACAGTTGTCGACATCGAGGCCGCCGAGGTGTTGAGTGGGCAGGAAATTGACATTGCAGCCAATATGCCTAAGGTCAAGCAGATTGACTACCTCACGGCACTGCAGCGTATGTTCAATTTGGTGTTCATCCCTGACCCCGATAAGCCAAACCACCTAAAGATTGAACCGTTCACGGACTACATGTCCTCAGGTACCGTTAAGGACTGGTCAACAAAGGTGGACTACAGCATGGACTTCGTCATGCGCCCTACCTCTGACATTCAAAGCAAGGAGTACAGTTGGAGCTACGCCCCTGGCGGGGACTTCATCAGTCAGGAGCTACAACGCTCTCAGGACCGCGTATACGGACGCTATCGCATACTAGATGGGGAGAACCCCTTCGCTACTGGCAAGACGGAAATACAGGTCCCTGCGGCCCCATACATTGTGTCGCATATTCCAGGCAGCTTCTTCCCTATCCATAGGGCTATCAACAGCGACGGGTCTATCGTTTCCGACCCCAAGCTCATGTTTTGCTACTGGCACGGCACCGTGCTTGACCTGGGCACCTGGTACCTGCGCAACGACACATTCGACGAAGTTGCCTTGACGCTGTTCCCTTCGTTTAGCCAGTACAGCGCTGCTGTGGCAGACCTTACCGACAAGGACCTCAACTTCGGAGTCGAGGCTGCATTTGTGCCACAGACGTGCAACCCACGCGACACACTCTACATCCTGTACTGGGCGCAGTATGTCACCGAACTCTACAGCACCGAGGCCCGTATAGTGGAGTGCCATGCGTACCTGACCAACAGCGATGTGCGCGACTTTGCTTTCAACGACAAAATCCACATCAAGGGCGTAGCGTATCGCGTGTTGAAGATTGAATACGACGCCAATGTAGACGGCACTAGCAAGCTCACTCTCATTAAGATTCTCAGCGACGTCTCTTTGTGTGCCGATGAACCTACAAGCCTAGTCACCCGCGGCAACTATATCCTATTCAACAGCACTACTCCAGCAAGCCCCGACTACGGGTCACAAGCGTGCTGCGAGTTCTACGGCTACAACTGGGTGCCTAACAGCATCGTCATTGGAGGTGTGACGCCTTTGAACCTGTGCAAGCCTCTCACCATTCAGTCACAGCCAGAATCGTAAGCAAATGGACAACCCGCGTTATATCATGGAAGCCATCGACCTGCTCATGTACAGCCACACCAAGCGCACCATCCCCCGTTACGTTCGGGTCCTTGACTGGACGCTCGCCGCCGTGTACTTAAGCGTGGTCGCCTACGTCATTTCATTGCACATCCCATGGCTGTAACTAGACAACAAGTCGTCCTCGAAATAACTGCCGAAGACCAGGGCGTCAAGCGCAGTGTCGACAACGTTACTCAGTCCGTTGATGGGGCAGCAGCAGCAACCAGTGGCCTGACTAACCAGCTCGACAAGATGACTGGGGGAGCCATCACAGGCTTCAAAAATTTTGCGTCTGGACTTAAGACAACAGTCAGTGGCCTCAAAACCTTCAAGGTCGCTTTGGCTGCAACAGGCATTGGTTTGCTCCTGGTGGCCATGGGCAGCCTGGTGTCTTTCTTTACTAGCACCAAGCGTGGCGCGGAGCAGTTGAAGGTAGCGACGGAGGCTTTGGGTGCCGCGTTTGCTGTTATCAAGGACCGCATTTCTCGTCTGGGTGGGGCCTTGGTCAAGTTCTTTACTGGCGACTTTGCTGGTGCCCTTGCCGACACCAAGGATGCATTCACAGGCATCACTGATGAAATCATCCGGGAGACCAAGGCGGCAGCAGAACTACAGCGTGCCCTCAATGCACTTAAGGACGAGGAGCGTGCATTCAATTTGGTGCGTGCTGAGACCAACCGAGCCATTGCGGAGACGCGACTAGCGGTAGAGGACGAGACACTATCATTCCAGGAGCGCATCGGGGCTTTGGAGCGTGCCATCGCATTGGAGCAATCCACGGTAGATGAACAGCTGCGTCTGGCCCGCGAACGAGCGCGTATAGCGGCAGAACAGGTCGGACTGGGGGAAAGCCTAGAGGAAGACCTCAACCGTGTGCAGGAGGCACGCATCCGTGTCATTGAACTGGAGACAGCATCGCTGCGTACACAGAAGCGACTGGAGGGCGAGCGTCAGTCATTGCTGCTACAGCAACAAGCTGCGGAACAGGCCGCACAGAAGGCCCGCGATAAGGCTATCCAGGAACGCCTAGAAGCACAGGGCAACGAGATTGAAGAACTCGAAAACCTGGGGTTGAAGATGCAAGAGAACAGGGGCCTCATGGCTACTGGCGAAAGCGTCTTGACTGGCATCGTCATCAGTGAGGCTGACAAGCGCAAGAAAGCACGGCAGGAGGAATTCGAGAACGCGGTGGACCTCACCAAGGACTACCTCGACGCTCGCTCTGAACTGACCATCCAGGCATTCTCTGCATTGCGTCAACTCAACCGTGCGTTTGCTGGTGAGGGAGAGGCGCAAGCGCGTAAGGCATTCCAGCGCAACAAGGCCCTAAGCTACGCGACAGCTATCGTGAACACCGCACAGGCTATCACTGACGCACTTGCCAAAGACGGGACCGCGTTCCCTGGCTCCCGCTTCATTGCCGCTACCGCAGCAGGTGTGGCAGGTGCAGCACAAGTAGCTGCAATCGCCAAGACCCAGTTCAGGTCACGTAGCGCAGCACCTACTCCAAACATTCAGGGGCCTGGCACAGGACCAGGCGCACCTACGGCACCACAGCTCGACCTTGGGTTCTTGGGTGGTGGCGCAGGGCAAGACACCCTACGCGCCTACGTTGTCGCTGAGAACGTCAGCAACGCACAACAGGCCAATCAAAAAATTCTAGACCAGACCACGCTATGACCATTTTTGAACTAGTCATCGACGAAGAAGCAGAGGTGTACGGCATTGACGCCATCAGCCTCGTAGACAAGCCCGCTATCGAACTCGACTTCGTGGCTCTCTCTGAACAGCGCGTCGCCTTTGCTGAGGTAGATGCAGACAAGCGCATCGTCATGGGGCCTGCACTGGTGCCCGACAAGCCTATCTACCGTCGTGGGGCCGAGGGTGAGTTCTACGTGTACTTCAGCAAGTCCACAGTGCGTCGGGCCTCCGAGCTTTACATGATGCACGGCAATCAGTCCTCCCACACCCTGGAGCACGAGCACACGATTACAGGTCTGACTCTGGTCGAGTCATGGGTCGTCGAAGACAAGGACAAGGACAAGTCCGCTGTCTACAATCTCGACGTGCCTGTCGGTACCTGGATGGTCGCCATCAAGGTGGACAACGAGGCTATCTGGCAGGAGTGGGTCAAGGAGGGCCGCGTCAAGGGATTTAGCATTGAAGGCTACTTCGTCGACAAGATGGAGGTGCAGCAACGCGAGGAACGTATGCTCGCTGAACTGGCAAAGGCCATCGAGATGGAGTCGTTTGCGGACTATCCTACGTCGGTGCGCAACAACGCAAAGCGCGGCATTGAACTCAACGAGAAAGTCAATAACAAGTGCGCGACACAGGTTGGCAAGGTCCGTGCGCAACAGCTTGCCAAAGGTGAGGGCGTCTCGTTGGAAACAGTCAAGCGCATGTACTCCTACCTCAGCAGAGCCGAGGAAGATTACGACCCCTCAGACACAAAGGCTTGCGGCACTATCTCGTACCTCCTTTGGGGTGGCAAAAGTGCCCTTGGTTGGAGCCGCAACAAGCTCCGTGAATTGGGTGAACTCGACGACTAACAACAGCGCATTCGTCGGGAAAACGGCATTTGGCCCTACAAGCGTATAACGGCGTTTTAAGCGATTAACGTCTCTGGCGGGTATGTGCATATCCAACTTTTGAGTACGTCTAGTCGGATGGTAACGAGGCAGTTACCGGGATGAAAATCGGTGTCAAAATGACACGTTTTTTTCCTGTTTTGGGTGTGGTGGCGTAGTGAAAAACAGAGCGTGTTGCGTAAGCATTTTCGTTTAAAATCGTTATGCACAAAACCACCCTCATCATGTCCCTCAAAGAACGTGTACAGGAGGTCTTCAATCGCTTCAACGTAGAGTTGACCGTAAGCGAAGAAACGGCCCCCGAAACTCAACTCGCCGAAGCGCCTTTGGCCAACGGCACAGTCATCTACACTGACGCAGAAGCCTTCGAGGCAGGTGCTGAGGTGTACATCATTAACGACGAAGGCGAACGCATTGCCCTTCCTCCTGGCGACTACGAATTGGAAGATGGCCGCGTCATGGTCATCGGCGAAGGAGGTGCCCTCGAATCTATCGCGGACGCTCCTGCCGAGCAGTCGGAAGAACCCAAGGAGGAGTTGAGCGAAGTCAACCCCGAGGCACCTAAGGAGGAGCCAGCGGCAGAAGACAAGGAAGAAGAAATCGAAATCGAAATCGAGGTTGAACTCGAAGACGAAGAAGAAGACAAGCCAGAGTACGTCACAGCCGCACAGGTGGCCGACATGATTAGCGAAGCACTGGCGTCCCTGAACAAGGACGAGGAGGAGGACAAGGAGGACATGGAAGAACAGGCCGAGGAGCCTGTCGAGATGTCTGCCGAGGAGCCACAAGAAGACCCACAAGCCCTCGAACTCGCAGCCGTCAAGGCCGAGCTTGAGGCATTGAAACTGGAGGCAGCCGCCCCTGGTCTCAAGCACGCGGCACCTGCTGAAGCACAGCAGCAGCCCGTCGACCTCAAGAATCTTTCACCACAGGAGCGCGTCGCAGCTCTCCTTCAACAATTCTCATAAACATGAGCAAGTTTAATTTTAACAACGCTACCATCGCAGCTGGTAGCTACGCAGGAGAAGCGGCACGTCCATACGTGGCTGCTGCTATCCTCTCAGCCGATACTTTGGCTGGCAACTACATCTCCACTTTGGAGAACGTTCACAGCAAGGCGGTCCTCCGCAAGTTCTCTGGTGCTGCTATCTCTGCAGCGTCATGCACCTTCGCTACACCTGGCTCTGGTCAGTTGGCCGTGGGTGAGGTCGAACTCGCTACCACCGCATTGAAGGTCAACGAGCAAATCTGCAACAAGGACCTGCGTGCAACCTGGGAAGGTATGCGTATGCGCGGTCAGAGCAGCAACGCTCCTGCCGACTTCACTTCTTACGCTGCGCAGTACGTGGCAGCTAAGGTCGCTGAGACAGTGGAAAAGAACATTTGGGGCGGTAACTTCGACCCATCTGATTCGTCTTTGTCTGGCGGTGGTGTGCACGGTAGCTCATTCGACGGTTTGATGCACCAAGCCGTGGACCAGCAGGCTAGCTTGGGCTACGACAAGGAAATCGCTTCAGGTACTGGCGCGTTTGTTGCTGGTGCTGGTGCTGCAGGCATCTTGACTCATCTCGACGACGTTGTAAACAACGCTCCAAGCGAGGTGCAGAGCAGCGCGAACTCTACTATCTACATGAGCCGCAAAAGCCTGTTCTTGTTGCAGCGCTCCATGGCTGGATTGCTGGAGACATCAGGCGGTTACTCCCCAACCTTCGTCGGTGAGGAGCGCCCCGTCTCTTACCTGGGCTTCCAAATCGTTGCCCCTGCAGGTATGCCTAACGACAGCATCATCTTCTGCGACCCCAACAACTTGTACTTCGGTACCGACTTGTTGACTGACCACATCAACGCCAACGTGTTGGACCTCTACAACACTACTGGTGACGACGTGACTCGCATCGTCATGCAGTTCTCTGCTGGCACACAAATCGTGGACGCTGGCTCAATGGCCGTTGTCCGTCGCGTTTGATTCTAACCTGAAGAACGCAGGGGGGCATAGGGCCTCCCTGCATCTTCGCAACCTCTGAACACATGGCATGTACGCTTACAGTAACAGGACGGTCATTACCTTGCCGTGACGCCCTTGGAGGTGTCAAAAAGGTTTGGATTGGTACGACCGCCTTTGACGGCGCTTTGTGGCTCTACGACGATAGCACTGGCGAGGTCGGTTCAACGATTAGTGGCACTGTGGCAAAGGACTTTGTCAGCCCTAAAAACACCAGCAGCTTCACGCAGACCATCAACTCGTCTATCGAGAACGGCACTGTCTTCTACAGCCAGGTGCTCTCTTTGGTTTGCAACAAGCCTGTCGCTGCTGATGTCAAGGAACTCACTAACCTTGGCAAAGGACGTCTGGTTATTTTGGTGCAGGACATGAACGACAATTACTTCGTGATGGGTCATACCCGCGGTGCAGAATTGAGTGGCGGCACTTTTTCTACTGGCACAGCATTGGGCGACATGAACGGCTTCACCTTGGAGTTCACAGCCGAGGAGGCTATCCCTGCTCCATTCTGGGATGAAGTCACCACCAACCTCACGTTGACCCCAACTACGTAAACACCTGGGCCATAAACCTTGGGGCCGTTTAGTTACACGGGAAGGGGGGCCATTGGTCCCCCTTTTTACATCCAACACACATGATACACCTCGCTCCCAATGCTGCCTCCAACATCATCTACGTTCAGCCCTACCAGGCGCGTAAGTTTCTGAGCACGTTTACACACTACCTGGTCGTGTTCACCGAGCTTGCTACGGCAGCAACTCATCCTGTTGTGTTGTCTACCCCCTCGGTCGACAACGAGCGTTATACGGCAGCCGACGTCCCCACAGATGGAACAGAGGGGGCGGTAGAGGCTGGCAAGGTGCGTATCTTGGACTCGGGCATGTATACCTACAAGATTTACGGCCAGAACTCCTCAAGCAATTTGGACCCTAGCGACAGCAGTGTCGTTGGTGTCTGCGAACGTGGTATGGCTCGCGTGACTGCCGAAGCGCACTGGACTACGCCGAGCATCAGCATACCTGACAACGTCATCTACTATCAGTCATAAGCCATGGACCTCCTCAAACTAAACGAATATCAGGAACGCTCGTACGCCGAGGTGCCGTCCAACCAGGGTTGGATTCAGTACGGCGACGACAACCTGTTCCCACAATACCTCATCGACCTGTACCACAGCAGCGCTACCCACAACGCGCTCTGCACATCTATCGCCTACATGATTTACGGCGACGGTGTGTTTGCTGACAGTGTAGACGCACGGCTCAAAATTCAGGAGTGGGGCCTCGAAGACGAGCTGCGTAAGGCGTGCCTTGACCTTAAGATTCAGGGCGGCTTTGCCTTGGAGGTCGTATACAACATTGACCGCACAACAATTAGCAAGGTGCGCCACTGCCCTTTTGAGAATATCCGCAGCGGGCAGGTTGATGCAGACGAGGAGGTCAACTACGTCTTTTACAGTCGCGACTGGGACGACAGCTCAATCGAACCTGAGCCTGTCTGCGTGTTTGACCCTGAGAAGCGCAATCAGCACCCTGTCCAAATCTTGTACGTCAAGCCGTTTAGCCCTGGCAGCTACTACTACCCCAAGCCCGACTACATCGGGTCGATTAACTACATCGAGCTGGATAAGGAAATCGGGACGTACCACATCAACAACATCAAGAATGGCCTGGCCCCTTCGTTCACGATTCACTTCAAGAACGGCGTGCCTAGCCAGGAGGAGCGCAACCGCATCCGCACAGACATTGAACGGCAGTTAAGTGGAGCCACTAACGCGGGCAAGTTCATCGTCACATACAGCGACTCTCCCGACCGCAAGCCTGACTTCGAGCCCTTCCCCCTGTCCGATGCCGATAAGCAGTACGAATTTCTGTCTACCGAGGTCAGCGACAAAATCATGGTGGGTCACCGCGTGGTGTCCTCAGCCATGTTTGGTGTGAAGACCGCAGGGCAGCTTGGCAACACACAGGAATTAGAGACCGCCTCGCGGCTTTTCGACAAGCAAGTGGTGAAACCATACCAGCGCATCCTACTTAATGCCGTAGACAGCGTCCTACGGGCTGCTGGGACACCTAGCGTTGTTCGCATCGAGGAGGTCGCTCCCGTAGAGGAGCCGCAAGCCGAGGAAGAAGCGCCGTCAACTGACCTTACGGAGCAAATCAACATGGCCTGTGACTACCTCCTCGACCTGGCAGAGGACGTAGACGAAGACGAGTGGACGCTCATCGACAGCCGTAAGGTGGACTACGACACCAATGATGCTCACGATGCGATGTGGGCCTTTGCGTCGGTACCTAGTGGCAACCCACAGTCAGGCTCTGAGCAAGATACCGAGCTCATCAAGGTCCGCTACTCCTACGCACCTAAGAAAACGGGCATTAACGGCAACGAATCGCGCGACTTTTGTTCGCGCATGGTGTCCGCTGGCGAGCGCGTATGGCGTAAGGAGGACATACAGGCTGCATCACAGCGTGCAGTCAACCCTGGGTGGGGTCCTGGTGGCTCCGACACGTACGACCTGTGGCTGTACAAAGGTGGTGGCTCCTGTCAGCACTACTGGGAGCGTCGCACATACCTGCGCAAGAACAACAACAAGATTAGCGTCAACCGTGCAAAGGCAATTATTCGTGAGGCTGGCGGTGAACCCCTCCCCGTAAACGACCCGCGCGTGGCTAAGCGTACCCGCGACCAAACCAACCGCGGCTTTCTCGAACCCCGTAATTGGACAACACCTCAATAATGGCACTACAAGCAGAAGTCCTCTTCGTCAATCCTGACTACCTCAAGCGTTTGACTCAACTCAACGGCGCTGTGGAGGAGGCGTCAATCGTTCCGTCTATCATCCTGGCGCAGGACAAGTACCTTCAGCAGTATCTCGGCACAGAACTCCTACAGGCTCTCAAAACCAAGGTGTCTGGTGGCACACTCTCTGGTGCATATACAACACTGATGGACGACTACGTCCGTAAGGCGGTCGTGTGGTGGACCATGGTTGAACTGCTCCCCAACCTCTACGTGCAAGTCGACAACGGTGGGCTGGTTATTCGGACGGCTGAGAACACAGCAGCCATTGGTTCTGATGACCTGCACCGCCAAGTGGAAAATGCGCGGCAGAATGCGCAGTTCTACACTACCCGCATGGTTGAATACCTTACAGCCAACGTCAACCTGTTCAACGAGTACAACGACAACGGTCCTGCGGACATGTTGCCTGAGCGTAACGCCTACTTCCAAAACGGCCTAAGCATCAGCATTGGCAGTGGCGGCTTGGACCCCCGTATCGCCGACAAGTACATCGGATGACTAGGGAGCAGAGCATCGCAGCGTTGCGAGCGTGGCTCGCTAAACAGGAGAAAGACAAGAAACCCAACAAGCCCAACAAACCACAATGAACTTCGATGCGTTGATAACTTTAGTTCCGTCTTTGGTGGGCGTTATAGGTGTTTGGGTGAACTTCAACGCAGAGGTGGCAAAATTGAAAGGCCGCGTGTACCGTTTGGAGTCAGACCAAAACGAACTCAAGGCCATGCTCAAGGAATGCGTCGAAGGCATTCAGGAGTTGAAAATTTTGCTGGCCAAAAAGGGGTTCTAACATGTACAAATACTTCCGTCTTCATGAGTTCGACTCGCCTGACGAACCAGGCTCTGGTGAACTGATGGAGGCCAACGTCTTGGAGGCCCTCGATAATGCCCGCGACCTTGCGGGCTTTCCTTTTGTTGTCACGTCTGGCGTAAGGAGCATTGCCCACAATAAGGCTGTCGGAGGCAGCAGGTCAAGCAGCCATCTCATGGGCTACGCTGTCGACCTGGCCGTACCTAACTCTAGACGTCGATTCATCATGCTGGAGTCCCTGCTCGATGCAGGTTTCACCCGTATCGGCATTGGCGAGGACTTTATGCATGTAGACATGGACCCTAACAAAACCCAAAACGTGATATGGACCTACTAAGGAAAGCACGCACAGTGCACCAGGTTGAAGTAGACGTCAAGCGTCGACAAGGCCATCAAGATTTTCTGTTCATCAGCGACATTCACTACGACGCGATGAAGTGCGACAGGGACCTCCTGCATCGACACCTGGATGAAGCCCAGGAACTCGGTGCGGGGGTCTTCATTTTTGGCGACCTGTTTGACCTTATGCAGGGTCGGTTTGACCCACGAGGCAACTACTCTGAACTGCGACCCGAATACAAGTCCTGCGTCTACGTCGACGAGGTCATCCAGGACGTAGGTGAACGCCTGTCCAAATATGCAGACGTCATCAAGTTTATCAGTAAGGGCAACCACGAAACCAACATCGAGAAACGCATGATGGTCTCGCCGATTGACCGCGTGGCGCAAATTATGAATGAGAAGGGCGGACATGTAGAGGTGGGCGGGTATGCTGGATGGCTGGTCGTCAATGCCCACAGGCGCGGCAGTGGGGCGCGTAGATTCAACGTGCACTACCACCACGGATATGGTGGAGGGGCTAAGCGCTCCAAAGGCATCCTCGGTGCGGATATTGACCAAAAGGACTTCCCGGACGCCGACCTCATATTGAGGGGTCACGACCACCAGAAGTGGCACCTACCAGTCACCGTTGACCGCATCACACAGCAGATGCGCCTGCAGCAGCGTACCGTACACCACCTGCGCCTAGGTAGCTACAAGAAACTGGGCGACCGTTATGCGGGCTGGGCTACTGAGAAGAACTTCAGCACACCTAGGCTGGGGGGATGGTGGGCACGCCTACAAGAAAGGGGCGACGACTTCAAATGGATTGTGCGCGAAGCGACTTGAGTCGTATATTCGCTTGGTATCGCTGCGATTGACAGGGTCAGCAGTGTAGTTTCATCGTTGGATGGCCTCTCAGGCAACTGGGGGGCCATTTTTTTTTCGTCGTGCAACGCGAGTAAAACAGGGCACCTCGCATTTTTCTTGCAAAAAAGTTCCTCTCAGATTTGCATAGGGAAAAAAGTTGCCGCTATCTTTGGCACAGACAAACACACAAAAACTCTACAACATGTCTACTTCAAACACACCCCTTACTGCTGAACAAGCAAC